TGAAGGCTACCATCTTTCCTGTTATGTCTCTTATAGGAAAGATTATTCTGTCCTTAAAAGGACTATTAACACTTACAAACGCTTCAAATGCTTTGTAAGTTTCTTGTTTTATATTTCTTTCTGTGCCTGTATACGGCATGATATCACTAGGCATTTGTAAGCCTATTGATTCTGACCTTTTGCGGTCTATTGTTTGTTTTACTCTTTCTCTTTTTATATCTAAAAAATTACTTGGCTTATCAAATAATTTAAAAATATTACCTTTAAAACCGCAGGAAAAACAATTGTATACTCCTGTAATTTTGTCTATTCTCATACTAGGATTGGAGTCATCATGCTCAGGGTTTAGGCATGATACAATATAATCTGCAGGAGAAACTTTAAATCGTATTTTTTCTTCTACTAATAATTCTTCAACTGTCATTCTTGATAAACTTTTCCTCTGTCTTTTATTAGAAATCCATTAAGGTGGTCAAGTTCGTGCTGTATTACTCTTGCCTCAAATCCTTTGAATTTTCTTTTTATTTCTTTTCCTTCTAAATCTGTGTATTTTATGGTGATAGTGTGAGAACGTCTTACTCTTACATGCGCTCCAGGGCAACTTAAACACCCTTCCCAATCTACTTTTGAATAGGTACTTTTATCTATTATTTTTGGGTTTATAAAAACTTGTGCTGGATTACCCGCTAAAAATACTCTATGTGCTTTTCCTATTTGAATAGCAGAAATTCCTATACCATCTAATTTTTTCATGGCATCTTCCATATCTTTTAACATCTTTGGGTCTACTTTAGTAACTTCCTTAGACATTTGTCTTAGTATTTTTTCATCGGTTATAATCAACTCTATCTCCTTTAATGTATGTTATCGTCTCCATACTCTAGTTCCATTTCAGCTTCATAAATAAATCTAAAATCTTCTAAAGTAGGAATTTCTACTTGAAACTCACTATTAAGATTGTGTTCGTGTAGTTTTCTTACATATTGAATATATGCTGTTTGTAATTGTTTTTCTGTATATAATATCATAAGTCTTGTGCTTCTTCTCCTTCATTGCCCAACCCTAAATCTTCTTTCATTTTTTCTTTTTCTGCAGGAGTTAGAGCTGTTGCTGGGCCTATTTTTAATGATTTCCAATTAACTTCACTTGAAAATCCTTTTACTTCATTATTTCTCATCTTAGTACAATTAAATGTCATACACTTATCTTGTGGTTCCCATGTTTCAAGGGAATAAGCAGCATCTGCTGCATCTAATATACCTTTTGCAAATCTAGCCTCTCCACTAGAATCGGTTTGATAAGGTGCAAAAACTAAAGTCTCATATTCTTGAGCATAAGACTTTAGTTTTTTGCTTATTTCAATTTGCTCCTGCCAATCATATTGACTATTTCGTCCTGGAGCATTGTGACGACGAACCTGGTTCAGATAATCTATAATTACGATACCAATGTCTGAACGACTAACCCTCTTATCGAGTTCGCTTTGAATTTTTGAGAGAGTGAGGGCTGGATCATAAATTACATCTAGTTGTTTATCTTCATTTAGAGGATTCTTTGTTAATTTTCTATGAAAGTCATCAAAGTCTCTATGTTTTTCATACTCTCGTAGTAGCTCTTCTCCACCTTGAAAACGATTTGCCCACCAACCTGCAACTAAGTTCCATTCTTCAGTATTCATGCTTTTATCACGAATATTAGTAAATGTAACTCCTGTTCCTATAGAACACATTCTTTGCAAGATTGAACGACTATCCATTTCAATAGTAAAATAAATTGCAGTCCTACCAGAGTCATAAACATTAACAGCTAAGTTACAAGATGTTAATGATTTACCTGAACCACGTCGTCCACCAACAAGAACTAAATCTTTTGGTGAAAACTTGACGCTTGCGTCATATTCTGTATTAAGTCCTAAAGGTAAATATTTTGCTCTTTGTTCATCATCTTCAAAAAGTGTGATTGTTTGCATACTTTCTGATGGAGGAGTAACATCGACCTTATCACTTACATTTAAAACTATTTCTTGTAATTGTTCAATATTTTCTTCTGCACTAGCCATAGTAATAGTTTTATCAACATATTTATCAAGTTCATCTAAAATTTCTGTTTGAGTATATTCATTCTTTAGATAGTCAAGTAACATATCTGCATCTACTTCAACATCAATTGACTCTATGGCTGAGATTTTTTCTTGTATTTTTTGGTCTCTTTGACCAGTTTTTAATTCTTCAAATGTTGGGAGAGATTGATAAATATCTACGTGCTTTTCCAAGACGCTAAAAATTCCTCGGTACTCGGAAGGTAAATAAATATCCTTCACTTGAGCCCAAGTGTCCAGGTCTTGTTGTATAACTACTTGTTTTAGTAGCGCACTAGCAATATTCATAACTCTCTCTCAAAAAAGGGGAGCATTGCGCTCCCCTGCTGAATATTACTATTTAGACTATTTCTTTTCTAGCTGCTCCATTGTAATCAGCACATTGTAAACCTCTTCTGGTTAACATTGTTTTAACGCCTCTTACAGTCTTGCCGATTTCATCAGCAATTTCTTGAACAGTCATATCAGTAATCTCAAGGTCAGCTAAAACATCAGCTTTGCTTGAACCCTTTGTGTGTTCCTGCTTAGGAATAGCATTGATGTCACCACTTCTTAGTAATGATAATGCTTTACCTCTGATTGAGTTTACAGACTTATCTAAAGCTTCTGCGATAGCTTCTACAAAAGCGCCATCGTTAACCATTGATATGAATGTTTGCTCTTCTTCAGGAGTATAAGTTCTAACACTTTCAACTTTAGGAGCAGGTTTAACATGCTCTGTAAGTTCCATAGAAAGAATTTTTCCTTGAATTGATTTTGCTGAAAAAGCTCCACCTTCAAAGTTAGATGCGATTTCTGCATATGTGTATACTCCGCTGTTGTCTTGAACGAAGTTTGATAGAGTTGCTTCTTGCTCTTCTGAAAAAGACTTAGAAGCTGAAGCAGAAGCTAGTTCTACATCAAAACCCATTTTTCTTAGCTTAGATGAAACACTTCTTGTAGAAGTTTCTAATTCATCAGCAGCATCTGCAACCATTGCCTGTGATACAGGGCTTGAATCACCAACGAAGTCCACTAGTTGCTGTGTTCTTTCGTCTGTCCATTTTGGTAATGCCATTTTTTAATTTTCCTCAATTAAATTTTTTATGTTATTATAAATTTTTATTCCCATACTTTGGGCTTTATTAGTTTTTGACGATTCTATTCCACTTTCATTTAATAAAATCGTAACATCTTTTGTAAGATTATCTTTTGTCTCAAATCCATGACTTTGTAAAACTTTTTGAGCTGCTGCTTTACTTGGGTAGCTCTTTAGTTTACCTGTTATACAAACTATACCTTTAATATAGCTGACTTTAGATGTTTTCTCACAAGAGAAAGAAAAAGGTAAATCATTGTATTGATTAACATAGAATATTTCATCTAACCATTTGGTAAGATTCGACGCCGCTTTAGGACCAAGACCACTATCCATACATTTTTGGTAGGTTATCTCATCAATATTCGAGATTTGTCTCGTTAACTTATTGGTAGCGCTTCGTCCTATCAGCGGTATCGAAAAAGCTGGAAGGAGAGTTGTTAAGTCTGCGTCTTTCGACTTTTCTATTTCAGCAAACAACTTCTCTCCAAGCTTTTCCGAATCTAGTAATAATACTATTTCCTCTTTAGTGAAAGAGTATATGTCATGATAGTCCTGAATATCTAGTTTTTCAAGAGTTGCTTTTCCTAATCCTTTAATCTTTAAAGTTTTAGCAAAATGTTCAACTCTTTTAGAACTTTTAGCAGGACAATCTGAATTTCTACAAAACAATTGGTCGTTCACAATATCAAGTGCTGTGTTACAAGCGGGACAATGTGTCGGTATAATTATTTCTCTCAAATTCTGACTCTCTTTCATTTTTATAAATATATTATATCAAAAGAATAAGCATGTGTCAAGATTTATTTTTTGGGAAGTCCCGTAAAATAAGGGACGAAATTTTGAAACACTCTGTGTGTCCACCAAATTTTTGTAGAGGTTTAAAACTGTCATGCTTATACTTTTCATGCAGTTCTTGCTCTATCTTCCAGCAGTTATAAATCGTGTCGTGATAGGTTCTCTGAATACGTAAATCGTACCCTTTAAATCCTCTGCTTCTTTTGATTACATGACGCCAGTCTTTTCCACTAGCGA